AAACAACTTACTCCACAGCTACAGAAGCAGTAACGGTAGCATCTACTACTACAGGTGCTAACGCTACTCTTGTGTATACTTGTCCACCGTTTCATGATGCGACAGTGGACTTACTACACGTAGCTAATAACGATAACTCTTCTAAGAAAGTTTACCTGCAGTTCTATCACGAAGATGATACTACTTATCATTACGTACTTAAAAACCATACTATAGCAGGTAACTCAGCAGAGAATATATTTGGTGCTGGTGTATTACACCTTCATGCAGGGGATAAAATTGTTGCATATGGTGAGACAACTAATACTATGGAAGTGCTAATATCTTGTAAAGAGTTTTATAATCCAACACGTTAAAGCATAACGGGGTTGCATTATTATCTATAGTATGATATAACTGTTTGTGTAAAACTAGTCTCTAGTAAACTACAAATGTCTTGTAGTACCAACTGGAGAACTTACATGTTTAAAACATTTTCAAAATGGCTCAAAGCCTTAAACGACTCAATACAAAAATCACAGCAAGCTAGAGCAGACTTGTGGTTACTTACACACTTAACCGATAGAGAACTAAAAGATATAGGTATTGCAAGATACGATATCAAACGGAGAATGAATGGCTCGTAACCTTACAGAAAAACAGCAAGCATTTCTAGATGTGCTTTTTGAAGAAGCACGGGGAAACCCTATGCGAGCTATAGAGCTTGCAGGGTATGCCCCTGGAACTGCTTCTACTACTATCATGAATACTCTACAAGAAGAGATTGCAAGTCTTACGCAGAAGTTTATAGCTACTCGTGGCCCTCAAGCTGCATACTCTATGTTAGACGTATTAGAAAATCCAACAGACTTAGGCAATAAAGAGAAGATGGCAGCTGCTAAAGATCTTCTGGATAGAGCTGGCTTTGTTAAAACAGAAAAGGTTGAGGTTAAAGCAGAGAGTCCTTTGTTTATCCTACCTCCTAAATCAGATGAAGACTAATAAAACTTGGCAGTTACCTAAGCCAGAAGAGACTGAAGGCGAATATGATTGGCTTCCAGTAGTAAGAGTAGGTAGAGTTATACCATTTGGCTATAGACAAGACCCCACCGACTCTGATATACTGTTACCAATCCCAGAAGAGTTAGAATTATTCGAGCAAGCTAAGAAGTATCTTAAGCAATACAGCCTACGTGAGGTTTCTAATTGGCTAAGTACTACTTCAGAACGTTATATCTCTCATGTGGGTCTAATGCAGAGGGTTAAACTTGAACAAAAACGTAAGAAAGAAGCTTCAATCCAGCGCTTCTATGCAGAAAAGTACAAGAAAGCCGCAGAAAAAGCGGAAAAGCTTGAAAGACAACGTATCGGTGCAAGAGTCCTCAAAGGAACTAGCACCAGCACAGGTAAAGCCAGCACCAATTGAGGTAGATAAGGCTATAAGGGAAATAATCTTTGAGCCTAATGAAGGCCCTCAGACAGATTTCCTAGCATCTACTGAACAAGAGGTACTTTATGGTGGTTCTGCTGGCGGTGGCAAGTCATATGCTATGATTGCAGACCCTGTGCGCTTCTTAAACAACCCTCATGCAACTATGTTGCTAGTGCGTAGAAGTACAGAGGAGTTAAGGGAGCTTATATCTGTTTCAAAGCAGCTATATCCCAAGGCAATACCTGGGATTAAGTTTATGGAACGAGATAAGACTTGGATTGCACCATCAGGTGCGACATTATGGATGTCATACCTAGATAGAGATGATGATGTAATGAGATACCAAGGTCAGGCCTTTAATTGGATTGGCTTTGACGAGATGACACAGTGGCCTACACCTTATCCTTGGAACTATATGCGTTCAAGGTTACGTACAACTAAACAATCGGGTCTACCTCTCCATATGAGAGCAACATCCAACCCAGGTGGCCCAGGTCATCAATGGGTTAAGAAGACTTTTATTGATCCTGAAGTACCTAATAAGGCTTTCTGGGCTACAGATCCTGAAACAGGTAATGTAATTGAATGGCCTAAAGGTCACAGTAAAGAAGGTGAACCCTTATTCAAACGTAGGTTTATACCTGCAACTTTGTTTGATAATCCCTACTTAGCTGATGATGGTATGTATGAAGCCAATCTATTGTCGTTACCTGAGCATCAGCGTAGACAACTTCTTGAAGGTGATTGGGACATTAATGAAGGTGCTGCGTTCCCAGAGTTCAACAGGCATATACATGTAGTTGAACCTTTTGAGATTCCAGATAACTGGCCTAAGTTCCGTGCATGTGACTATGGTTATGGTTCGTACACTGGAGTTGTTTGGATAGCAGTAGCACCTGATGAACAACTAATTGTTTATCGAGAGATGTATGTATCTAAAGTTATTGCTACTGATTTAGCAGATATGATATTAGATGTTGAACAGTTTGAAAAAATACGTTATGGTGTACTTGATAGTTCTTTATGGCATAAACGTGGAGATACTGGCCCATCTCTAGCAGAACAAATGATAATGCGTGGATGTAGGTGGAGACCAGCTGATAGATCAAAAGGATCTCGTGTAGCAGGTAAAAACGAATTACACAGAAGACTACAGGTTGATGAGTTTACAGAAGAACCAAGACTAGTATTCTTTAACACATGTTCTAACACTATATCCCAGTTACCTTCTATACCTTTAGATAAAAAGAATTCAGAAGATGTAGATACTCACGCTGAAGATCACCTATACGATGCATTAAGATACGGAATAATGACAAGACCTAGAAGTAGTTTATTTGATTACGATCCTACATCTAACTCAGGTTTTCAAGCAAGCGACCCAACTTTCGGTTATTAAGGAAAAGCAATGGAAGAAGATGAATTCTTTGAAAATGAAATGGCAATGGACTCAGTAGAGGCTAATGCTATAGAAGACATGGATGAAGATAATTATTCTGATCCACTTTCAGGAACTGTAGTTGGTTTAGTGCAAGATCATTATACTAAAGCTTCCACTGCTCGTGAGACTGAAGAAAAACGTTGGGTACAAGCCTACCGTAACTATCGTGGTTTATATGGGCCAGATGTACAGTTTACTTCTACAGAGAAGTCTCGTGTATTTGTAAAGGTTACTAAGACTAAAGTATTAGCTGCATATGGTCAGATAGTAGATGTATTGTTTGGTAACAGTAAGTTTCCAATTACAGTTGATCCCACTACATTACCTGAAGGTGTAGCAGACTCAGTATTCTTTGAATCAAATGATGACATGCGTAAAGCTAAGGAAGAGTTTGGCGCAGAGGATATGCAGTTAAAACCAGGTGAGACTGTAATAGATTTACAAGAACGTTTAGCAAGTTCTAAAAGTAAATTAGCTCCAGTAGCTGATATACTTGAAGAAGGTAATGGTAGAACTGCAACAGAAATTACTATACATCCTGCTATGATTTCTGCAAAGAAAATGGAAAAGAAAATCCATGATCAGCTAGAAGAATCTAATGCAAATAAACAGTTACGTGTAGCCGCATTTGAATGTGCTTTGTTTGGTACAGGTGTAATGAAAGGGCCCTTTGCTGTAGATAAAGAATATCCTAAGTATGAAGAAGGTGAATACAAACCTAACATAAAAACAGTACCTCAAACCTCATCTGTATCTATATGGAACTTCTACCCTGATCCAGATGCATCTAATATGGATGAAGCTGAGTACGTAATAGAACGTCATAAGATGTCTCGTACTCAAATCCGTGCACTTAAAAGACGACCCTTCTTCCGTAAGAATGCTATAGATACAGCAGTAAACATGGGTGAATCCTACACTAAAGAGTGGTGGGAACAAGCTATGGAAGATGACTCTAACGAAGCTAAAGCAGAACGTTATGAGGTATTAGAGTTCTGGGGTAATGTAGATGTAGAAGTTCTAGAAGGACATGATGTAGATATTCCAAAAGAACTTGAAGACTTAGATCAAGTATCAGTTAATATTTGGGTTTGTAATGGTCAAGTATTACGTCTAGTAATGAATCCATTTACACCAACATTAATACCATACTATGCTGTACCTTATGAAGTAAGTCCATACAGCCTATTTGGTGTAGGTATTGCAGAGAATATGGATGATACACAAACTCTTATGAATGGTTTCATGAGAATGGCTGTTGACAATGCTGCTTTATCTGGTAATATGATCATTGAAGTTGATGAAACTAATTTAACTCCAGGTCAAGATTTATCTGTATACCCTGGAAAAGTCTTTAGACGACAGGGCGGAGCACCTGGACAGGCAATCTTTGGAACTAAGTTTCCAAATGTTTCTAATGAAAACATGCAGATGTTTGACAAAGCTCGTGTACTATCAGATGAATCAACAGGCTTTCCTTCTTTCGCACATGGTCAAACAGGTGTATCAGGTGTAGGTCGTACAGCTTCTGGTATCTCAATGCTTATGTCAGCCGCTAACGGAAGTATTCGTAATGTGGTTAAGAATGTAGATGATTACCTACTTGGCCCTTTAGCTAAAGCATTCTTTAACTTTAACATGCAGTTTGACTATGACGAAGATATCAAAGGTGATCTTGATGTAAAGGCTCGTGGTACAGAAAGTTTGATGGCTAATGAAGTACGTAGCCAACGCCTAATGCAATTCTTACAAGTTGTACAAAACCCAGTACTAGCACCATTTGCTAAGATGGATTACATCATTCGTGAGATAGCTAAGTCTATGGAACTTGATCCTGATAAGTTAGTTAATTCAATGTCTGATGCTACAGTACAAGCAGAGATGCTTAAGAAGTGGCAAGAAGCTAATCCTCCTGAGCCTCAACCAGAAGCTCCAGGACAGCCTCAAGGTGGCCCAGCAGGGGCACAGGCAGGAGATCCTACAGGAGCTGGTGGCGGTACTATAGGGACAGGCTCAGTGCCTACTCCAGGTGAACCTGGGTTTTCAGCTAATACTGGACAAGGTGCTGCATGAATAATTTAAAACCTTTAGTAAACGATAAAGTCCTATGGGATTCTTTTCTAGAAGAAGTAGATAAAAGAATCTCAGAGGTTCACAGAGTAATGGAACAATCCACTAGGGCAGAGGATTTGTATAGACTGCAAGGTCAAGCATTTGCTCTACGTAAAATAAAACAGTTGAGGGATCAAGTTAATGGATAAAAAATTAGGTATTGAACCTTTTGATCCAGAAAAACATGAACCTATAGATACTGTAGGTGGTATGAAAGCTACAGAATATTTAGCCTCTGAACCTTCACCTGAAGGTAGTGCTTGGAACATACCTACTATTTGGTATGATAAAGAAACTAAAAAGCCTGTATTTCTTGGTGATAAAGATAACAGTGATAGAGCATGGAATGCCGCATATAGGTATGAAAAAGAAACTGGAATTAAGTTTCCAAGGTATAAGAATATAGAGTCTGCTGTAAATGCAGCTATTAATCGTAGTAAAGATGGTGGTGCTACAAAAGAAAAATTAGGAATGGCAAAAGGTGGAAGTACGATGAACAGACAAATGAGTATGTTTGAAGAAGGTGGTATTGCAGATGACGGAATGGATCGTGATCCTGTATCAGGTAATGAAATACCTTCAGGCTCTCTTGCCAGTGAAGTCCGTGATGATATACCAGCTCAGTTATCTGAAGGTGAGTATGTAGTACCTGCTGATGTAGTAAGATACTTTGGTGTAAAAGTATTTGAAGATATGCGAATGGAAGCCAAGATGGGCTTACGTGAAATGGAACAAGATGGTAGGATAGGTGGTGAGCCAGTTGAACCTAATAAGGGTATGACTGAAGCTGATCTAGCTGGTCTTGAACAGATGATGAGGACTGGTGTAGCTAATGGCGGTCTTATGGATAAGATGGCTTACACTGCCATGAATGATCCTTTAGTAAATAGAAAGTTAAACGAAGGTGGCATAACTGTAGGTTTTGCTGCTGGAGGTATGCCTAAAACTATATATAATGATCCTACTCGTGTAGATCAAGTCATTGGTCAGTTTATGCAGATGACTAAAAACAATCCTGGAATCATGGATGAGTTAGCTAAACGTGGTATTACTATTAATCGTACTCCAGCTACTAATCAACCCATACAAATGCAAGCACAGAATGCTCCTGCTCAAACAACTAATCCAGTAATCAATCAAGCACCAATTAAGGCTGCTGAGGGTACTTACTTAGATCCACTATCTATGACAGGTTTAGGTACAGCAATTCAACCTAATAGTTTAAATACAACTAATACTCAAAATCAATCTTATATTACTTCACCTACATCTATATCTTCTATGTATGGTATTCCAGGGGGATCTTACTTTTATCAAGGCCCAGGTGTACCTAAATCACCTGAAGAAGTAGAAAAAGCTCCTGTAACTTCTACAACTCCAGTATGTGCTCCAGGTACAGTGTATGATGAGGAATCAAATAGCTGTGTACCTGAATTAGAGCCTACTAGAGATAAAGATAATATGGACGGCATAGGTGGTACTGAAATGTCCACACCTTATGTTGAAAAAGGTTGGAGGGTACAAGCCACTGAACAATTAGATTGGTCTAACGCAGAAGACTTTGATGCTTACATGAAAGAGCTATCTAAACCCCAAGAAAAAATAAGTGGTTTAGCTAAAGCTGTATCACTGACCAATCCATTGTGGGGGCCAGCTATGGTCATTGGTCAGAAGATGGAAAGAAAAGCAACAATCAATAAAATTAAAGCTATGGAAAATATAGCAAACTTAATTGGTGATTCTGTGCGAGCTGCATCTGCAGTAAAAGCCGGAGAGTCTTATAAAGCTAATATGACTGAGGATCAAAAAGCTTTTGCTGATACTCAAAATGGTGAAGGTTATACTATAACATTAGTAAATCAAATCATGGGTAAAGGTTTTCTTGATGATGTGGAAGGAACTAGAGGTAATGGTTTCCACAGTGTTGCTGACTTACAGAACATGCCACAGTATAAAAAAGATGAACTAAAAGCAGCTATAGATACAAACAATAAAAAACTTAGAAGTGAAATAGAGATAACTCCTACTACAACAACAACAAGCGAAAGTAAACCTAAAAAACGTTTTGTTTTTGATACTGCTAGCGGTAAGACTAAAGAAACAACAGAGCCTTATGTTCCAAAAGAATTTGGTTCATCTACTGCAGACATTAAAGGTGGCGGAGGCAGTGTTTATATAGCGCCACCAGCACCGAAGAAAAAGAAAAAGAAAACTGTATATAAACAACCTACTGTAACTAAAGCAGAAAAGAAAAAAGATAAGTATGATAATAAGGTTTCCTATAATGCAGATATGTATAAAAAAGGCGGATTAATTAAAAAACCAAATAAAAAATAAATACCTATAAGGTATCCAAACAACGATAAGGCTACTCAGCAATACTGCTGACCCCAACATAAGGATAATGGATATGCCAGAACTAAGTACAATGGAAACCCCAAAGACTGCAGGATTTGTAGATAGGGGTTACAATAATAATAAAAAACGTGCAGCTATGGAAGCTGAAGAAAAAGAGATAGAACGTTTAGAAGCAGAGGCTCGTGGTGAAACTGTTAAAGAAGAATCCGATGGCGAAGGATCTGAGGCAACCGAAGTATC